TTATTAATGAGTTTTGTGTAATACAACATCCACAGAGAGGTAAGATAAAATTTAAACTTTATCCTTATCAGTATGATGTGTTAGATGAGTACGAAAAGCATGATTATAATGTCGTATTAAAATCTCGTCAGTTAGGTATATCTACCCTAACCGCTGCTTATTCACTTTGGTTAATGTTGTTTCATAATGATAAAAACGTTCTTTGTATTGCTACAGCAAAAGATACGGCAAAGAACTTGGTAACAAAAGTTCGTATTATGTATGAGGGATTACCACAATGGTTGAAAACTGCTATTGTTGAAAACAACAAACTTTCACTTATATTTAAGAATGGAAGTCAGATAAAAGCTATTGCTTCTAATGAATCAGCTGGTCGTTCAGAAGCTCTATCTCTACTAATATTAGATGAGGCTGCTTTCATTGATAAGATTGATACAATATGGACTGCTGCTCAACAAACTCTTGCTACTGGTGGTCGTTGTGTTGCTATTTCTACACCTAACGGTGTGGGTAATTGGTTTCATAAAACTTGGATGGATGCTGAAGAAGGAGTAAATAAATTTAATACTATTAAACTTCATTGGACACAACATCCTGAAAGAGACCAGAGTTGGAGAGATGAACAAAATAAGATTTTAGGACCTAGTAAAGCGGCTCAAGAATGTGATGCTGACTTTCTAAGTTCAGGTCGTTCTGTTGTCGATCCTGCTATATTAGAATGGTATAAACAAAATGCGTGTTGTGAACCAAATGAAAAAAGTGGATTCGATAGAAACCTTTGGATATGGGATTATCCAAATTATGATAAGAATTATTTAATAAGTGCTGATGTAGCTCGTGGAGATGGAACAGATTATTCAACTGCTCAAGTTTTTGACATAGAAGGTATGGAACAAGTTGCTGAATATAAAGGTCAGTTAGGAACAACCGAGTTTGGAAACTTTCTTATAGAGTTAGGAACTAAATATAATGATGCTTTACTAGTTGTGGAAAATAACAACATAGGTTGGGCTACATTACAAACAATTATTGATAGAGGATATGAAAATCTTTTTTATCAAGAAAAAAATCATCTAATTGTAGATGAGGATATACAACATACAAACAAGTATAGAAGTATAGATAGAAACAAAATACCAGGTTTTACTACTACGATGAAGTCTAAACCATTAATTATTGCTAAAATGGAAGAATATACTCGTGAAAAGATGGTAAAGATAAAATCTACACGATTAATTGATGAACTTTTTGTATTTATATATAAGAATAGTAAAACTGAAGCATTAGATGGATATAATGATGACCTTGTTATGTCTTATTCTATTTTGTTATGGATTAGAGATACTGCGATTCGTATTCAATCAGAAAGAAGCGAATTTCAAAGTAGTTTGGTTGGTGCAATTAGTAACCTAAATGGTAATACAACCGTAATGACACCATCTGCTCCTAAACATAATCCATATAAAGTAAAACTTAATAATGACGAAGAAGAAGACTTAACTTGGCTATTGGGGTAAAACATGGCAGACAATTTATTTACAAGACTAGGTAGATTATTTCAATCTAACGTAATCATCAGAAAATCTGATGATGATAGGTTGGTAGTAAAAGACTTAGACTTTTCACAAACAAAATTACAATCTAATTTCATTGACCGATATAATCGGATGATGCAAAATACATATTCTAATCCGTACACTACAGCACAAAACAGAAGAGCTGCTTACGAGATTAGAAAACTTGACCTATTCAAAGATTACGAGTTAATGGATCAAGACCCGATTATTGCTTCTGCTCTCGACATATATTCAGATGAAAGTACGGTTACAAATATTGAGGGAGAAATTCTTAAAGTAAAAAGTGAGAACACAAAGGTTCAAAAGATTTTACATAATCTATATTATGATGTTATAAACATCGAGTTTAACTTATGGAGTTGGATTCGTAACATGACTAAGTATGGAGACTTTTATCTTGAGTTAGATATTGTAGATAAGTACGGAGTGGTAAATGTAAAACCTATTTCTGCTTACGAGATTACAAGATTAGAAGACCATGATCCTAAAAATCCACAATTAATTCAGTTTGAAATTAATAGTGAGAAAAAAGAAATGAAAGAAAACTACGAAGTTGCCCACTTTCGTGTTTTATCCGATACAAACTTTTTACCATATGGGCGCTCATTGTTAGAAAACGGAAGAAAGATATTTAAGCAGTTGACTTTGATGGAAGACGCCATGTTGATTCATAGAATTATGAGAGCGCCCGAAAAAAGAGTTTTTAAGATTGATGTTGGAAATATACCACCAAGAGAAGTCGAACAATTTATGCAAAGAATCATCAACAAGATGAAAAAGACTCCCGTTATCGAC